GCCCACCTGCTGGAGCACGGCCACGCCAAGCGCGGCGGAGGCCGAGTCGCTGCCCGCCCGCACATCGCGGCGGCGGAGCAGCACGGCATCGAGGAGCTGGAGTCGGAGATCGAGAGGAGCCTGTCCCATGGATGAAATCATCGCAATTCTGACGGAGCTGGGCTTGCCCTTCGCCTATCACCATTTTGCGGAGGGCGAGTCGCCGGAGCCGCCTTTCATCTGCTACCTGACACCCGGCAGCGAGAACTTCTCCGCTGACGGGCGCGTCTACTACAAGCTCGATGGTTTTCACATCGAGCTGTACACGGATACGAAGGACCCGGCGCTGGAGGCAAGGCTGGAGGCCCTGCTGGACGCACACGAAGTCTTTTACAACAAATCAGAGGTCTGGATCGAGTCCGAGCGGCTCTACGAGGTCCTCTACCAGTTTGAAACGGAGGGTTATACCAATGCCTGAAAACAACAAGGTCAAATTCAATCTGAAGAACGCGCACTACGCGATTCTCACGATGGGCGCTAACGACACGCCCAGCTACGGTACGCCGGTCCGACTGCCGGGTGCTGTCTCCCTCTCCCTCTCTGCCAACGGTGAGCCGGAGAACTTCTATGCAGACGGCATCGCGTACTACGTCATCGCCAACAACATGGGGTATGACGGCGATCTGGAGCTGGCCCTGATCCCGGAGAGCTTCCGAGAAGACGTGCTGCAGGAGCTCAAGGATACCAACGGTGTCCTGATCGAGACGGCGGACGCGGAGGTCGTTCACTTCGCCCTGCTGTTCGAGTTCGACGGTGACCAGAAGCACATCCGGCACGTCATGTACAACTGCACGGCCTCCCGTCCCAGCATTGAGGGTAAAACCAACGAGGAGAGCCGCGAGGTGCAGACTGAGAAGCTGTCGCTCAAGGCCACGCCGCTGCCGGACGGCACCGTCAAGGCCAAGACCGGCGACACCACCGACAACGCCACTTACACGGGCTGGTACGAATCCGTCTACCTGCCCTACGGCGGCGGTGAATAAGGAGGCGCACCATGGCTCTGACGAAAACCATCACCATTGACGGGCAGGAGGTCACCTTCAAAGCCTCTGCTGCCATCCCGCGCATCTACCGTCTGCGGTTCCACCGGGACGTGTACCGGGACCTCGCCCAGCTCCAGAAGGCCACCGAGGGCGCTGATCCTGAGAATTCCTCCCTCGACAATCTGTCGCTGGAGATCTTCGAGAACATCGCCTACGTCATGGCCCACCACGCTGATCCGGAGAACGTCCCCAAGACGCCGGAGGAGTGGCTGGACAGCTTCAACACGTTCTCCATTTATCAGGTGCTCCCGGAGATCATCGACCTCTGGGGCCTGAACACAAAGCAGGACGTGGTCGCTAAAAAAAACAGCCCCGCACCGAAAGGGAAATGACCACACCGCTGTTCCTGCTCCGCTGTGTCCAGCTCGGAATCCATATCTCCGAGCTGGACCTTTTGACCATAGGATTAGTGAACGATATGTATATCGAGAGCAGGAATGACGATTTCAAGTACCCTGTGCTGGCTGATCAGTCCGCGATGGACCTTTTCTAAGACCGATTCTTTACTTGACTATCTCCCGGTTTTGAGCGTTTATACTACCAACCTGATCACGAAAAGGATGGTGTATATGACCGATTATCAAAAGTGGCAGATAGAATCCTTCCGCAGAAAAGGGGCCGGGTACAAGTCAATTGCAACGCTAACCGGCCTGTCGAGAGACATCGTGCGGAACTACTGCAAAAGCCACAAGGTCCCGTGTGATGCGGAGCTGGAACAGGACATGGCAAAGCTGGTCGCCCGTGGTCTCGCATGCAGGAACTGCGGAAATGAACTCACTCGTCCTCATACGGGACGGCCACGGTCGTTCTGCTGTGACGAGTGCCGCTTCCAGTGGTGGTCAAACCACGGAGATCTGTTACGGTGCAATTCTGAGGCGTTGTACTCCATCACCTGCGCGAACTGCGGAAAGGTGTTCACTTCCTACGGAAACGCAAAAAGAAAGTACTGCTGCCATGAGTGTTACGTTATGGATCGTTTCTATCGGAAGTAAAAACCCTCGGATCGCGCCTTGTAAAACTGCTTCATTTTCAATAACACCATTTGCCCGGTTGACTTCGACCGGGCGCTTTTCATGCCCAGAGGAAGGAGGTATCGTGCATGGCCGGAAGAATCAAGGGAATCACCGTTGAAATCGGCGGCGATACCACCAAGCTGCAGTCTGCCCTCAAAGGCATCAACAGCCAGATCAAGAATACGCAGTCCCAACTGAAGGACGTGGAGAAGCTCCTCAAGCTCGATCCCGGCAATACCGAGCTGCTGACCCAGAAGCAGAAGCTGCTGGCCGACGCTGTTTCCGAGACGAAGGAAAAGCTGGCGACGCTGAAGACGGCGGCGGAGCAGGCCAACGACGCTCTGGCCCGTGGCGACATCTCGCAGGAGCAGTACGACGCTCTCCAGCGGGAGATCATCGAAACGGAGCAGGAGCTTGAAAAGCTGGAGAAGGAGTATAAGAACTTCGGCTCCGTTGCCGCGCAGGAGATTGCCGCAGCCGGTGAGAAGATGAAAGACCTCGGTGACAAGGTCAAAGCGGCAGGCGACGGGATCGCTGATGTAGGTACGTCCCTCACGAAAAATGTGACCGCTCCGATTGTTGCTGTGGGCGCTGCTTCTGTCGCCGCCTTCAATGAGGTGGATGATGCGATGGACACCGTCATCGCCAAGACCGGCGCGACGGGTGAAGCGGCGGACGAGCTGAAGGGCATCGTCTCTTCCATTGCAGAAACCATCCCCACCTCCTTCGAGGCCGCTGCCGAGGCGGTCGGTGAGGTCAATACCCGTTTCGGCCTGACCGGAGACGCCTGCGAAGAACTGGCCACGAAGTTTGTGGAATTCGCGGAGCTGAACCAGACGGACGTATCCGGCAGCATCGACACCGTGCAGAACGCACTCTCCGCATTCAACATGGACAGCAGCGAGGCCGGGACGGTGCTGGATGTGCTCAACCGCACGGCCCAGAACACCGGAGCCAGCGTGGACAGCATGGCCGCTGCGGTCGTTTCCAACGCCACCGCTCTGCAGGAGATGGGCATGGACATCTACCAGTCCGTCAACTTCCTCGGTGAGCTGGAGACGGCGGGCGCAGATTCCGAAACCGTGATCTCCGCCATGAAGCGGGCTCTGAAGGAAGCGACCGACGCCGGTATTCCTTTCGATCAGGCGCTGGCCGATCTGGAGAACACGATCAAGAACGGCACCGGCAGCATGGACGGCCTCTCTGCCGCCTACGACCTTTTCGGCAAATCCGGCGCGGCAGTCTATCAGGCCGTGGCAAACGGGCAGGTCAGTTTCACCGACCTCGCCGCCTCCGAGGATATACTCGCAGATGCCACGAACAGCGTATCCCAGACCTACGAAGAGACGCTGGACCCGCTGGACTCCATGACTACCGTCATGAATACGCTCAAATCCACCGGCGCTGATCTGGCCGCCACGCTGCTGTATATGCTGCAGCCCATCATACAGGGGCTTTCAGATAAGGTGAAGGCGCTGAAGGAATGGTGGACGGGGCTGGACGACAGCACCAAGCAGCACATCATCACTATCGCCGGTATCGTGGCGGCGGTGGGGCCGGTTCTGGTCATCGTCGGCAAGGTCATCTCCGCTGTCGGCAGCATCATCTCCATCGTCGGCACGGTCATGACCATCATCCCGAAGGTCTCCGCAGCTATCAACGCCGTGAAGGGTGTATTCGCCGGACTGAATGCGGTCATGGCGGCGAACCCCATCATCCTCATCATCGCGGCGATTGCGGCTCTCGTGGCCGCGTTCATTTATCTCTGGAACAACTGCGAGGAGTTCCGGGAGTTCTGGATCAACCTCTGGGAAAAGATAAAAGAGATCGCCGTCACGGTATGGAATGCAATCCGTGACTTTTTCGTCGGCCTGTGGGAAGGGATAAAGAATATCGCCACTACGGTATGG